GCAGATATTAGATGCTTTAAAAGTAAACAATAAGACTGTATATTCTAACCACAAAATCTAACCAAACCAAAACCACATATAATGAGCAAGAAAAATGTCCTAGTAATAGGCGACACTCATGAGCCATTCTGTCATCCTGGATACAAGAACTTTTGCTATGAAGTAGCTAATAAGTTTCAATGTTCTGAGGTTGTACATATTGGCGATGAAGTTGACAATCATGCCATCAGTTATCACGAATCTAAACCTGACGGACATGGAGCAGGTAGAGAAGCAGATTTAGCCCAAGAGGCAATGTACAAATGGTACAAGACTTTCCCTAATGTAAAAGTATGTATTGGTAACCACTCAGCCCTTCACAAAAGAAAGGCTCAAACAAGCGGTTTACCAGAACGTTTTATTAAATCCTATGAACAAGCTTGGGATGCTCCTAGAGGCTGGAAATGGGCTTTAGAATGGGAAATAGATAGTGTTCTGTACACTCATGGTACAGGATCATCAGGACAAGCAGGTGCAATCAATAGAGCAAGAGATGCTCGACAATCAACAGTAATAGGTCATATACATAGCTTTGGCGGTGTTCTTTATAGTTCATCTGACAAGGATATGATATTCGGCATGAATGTAGGCTGTGGCATAGATATAGATGCCTATGCTATGGAGTATTCAAGACCTTTCCCCAAAAGACCCACATTAGGCTGTGGAGTTGTTCTAGATGGTGGAAGAGTTGCTATATTTGTTCCAATGCCACTAGGCAGTAAGATTATTAGGTTACCTAAAAAGTAACTATAGTTTAGTAAATATAAGAAAGTGTGTATTACATTGATATTCAATGCAGTATGCACTTTTTATTTCAGTATCAATTAAATCGTAAATTTGTATGAACAGAGAAGTAGACGTTAAGATTAACCAATTAATGAAAGAAAAGACTCACTTAGAAGCAAAGCTTGAGTTGATTGTTAGGGAATTACGACTTACTGTACTTAAAAATAGTATCACAAATGTTAATGCACATCATACAACTGACCGAAGAGGAAGATGAAAGCTACGAGTTCCAGGATAATTCTGAGGAATCAGATGCTTATATCAACATCTATCAGGTGGCGAGTGTAACGGCTGATGAAGAAAATAGTGATAGGTGTTTTGTATATATGGCTAATGAAGATTACTTCTATGTGAATGAAACAGTAGAAAGCTTTATTACAAGGTATCAAGCAATCCTTTACGGATCAGTATTGACAAAGTTTTATGACACTAGAAATAGTCATAATTAAAATAGCTCTCATGTGTGGTGTGTGATTGTGTGTAGTTTTGGTTAACCCTCAGGTAAAATCTGGGGGTTTTTTATGTGTCAAAAAACGCACTTTTTGATACATATTAGTTCTATATAAGTCAAAAAAAGACCCCACTATGAATAGCAGGGTCTAACTTATTAAACTACAAACAAAACATACTACTTTTTGTTATATACCGATGAAGCATAACCTATAGTTGCTACAACTGCTATAACGTATAAACATCTTTCATACCATTCCCAACCTAATGGATTGTACTTATTAATAATAAATGCAAATGGTAGATACAAACCTACTAATAAAAGTGATAGGTTGATGATTATTTCTTTGTAAATTTTTGGATTCATAACTAAAATGGTAATTTTTTATCCGTTGGTTTATAATCACCTGCTTTAAATGTATCCATTTCACAATAGAAATCACTTTGTTCAGGTCCTGCGTTCTTTTTGTCTTTGATAAGGATAGAACACCATCCTTTGTTAGATGCTGCGAAGTCATTTAGTTTCTTTAAGTCCTCTGGACCAAATGATACTTTTCTGAATGATCCGTAAGCTGATCTAAGTGTGAAACATCTTCCTAAGAAGTTCTCTTTTTGTGTTGCCATGATATTTGTTTTGGTTTATAAACTATTTTTAATTCCTTCTTTGAATTTCTCTAAGTATAATACAGCGTCCATAAGTTCTTGCTGTAAATGCTCAGCCCATTCTTTAGTGTTTAAGTCAGTCCTGTCTAGGTTAGTTCCGTATTTAGTAAAGCCAATGTTAGCTCTGTCTTTATACTTTGTAATAACAGACTCGACTATACTGTCATACTTATTCTCCATTACCTTTATATTTTCTTACTTGTTCTTTAAGTTGTGCTCTCCATTTGATGTCTACTGTACCATCGTTTAAGATGTCTTCTACTAACTTAATAGTTTCAGCAGTTACAAACTTGCTTTCCTTAGGAACTACAGTAACCTTAACCTCTTTTTTAGTTGTCTTAGTTACATTTTCTGATTTGTTTTCTAACTCTAAATTTTCCATAATTGTTGTTTTTATCTACCTTGTTGTCGGTAGGGTTTTACATTTTTGTCTTTAGGTCCGTTTCTTTTCTTAGCCTTACCCAACCTTCTCTTCCCAAAATTGACCTTTGTGCTCGTTCCAAGTGCTGATTTTGCTTTCGCCATTGTCTAAAAATATTGTTAAATTAATTGTTCCGTCTGATACTTGTTGACATACAATAGATGTGCCACCGCACATACCTAAGTGAGTTAAGAAACTTGTCTGTGATACGCTTAGTCTATCACCTATAGCTTTAATCTCACAAGCAATGAACTGACCATAGTTCTTATGGTAACCTATGATGTCAGGTAAACCTTTCTTACCAATGAAAGACCTTCCTTTGACTGCTAGGTTGTTGTTTCTCCATACCTCATAACCTAAACTATCTAAATATTCTAGCATCATCTTGGTTAAGTCACTTGCTGTTTTATATGTCATATAAACGAAATTACATTAATTAATCGAAACGTATCATCTCCATAGTTGGAACTTTTACATATCTAACGCCCTCCACTATCTTAGTTTTACCCCATTTAAAGTGTCTTCTTGCCTTAATTCTTAGCATCTCAGCTCTTATAAAGTAAATCCTATCTTTAAGGTCAAAGTTGATAGCAAAGAACTCTACTCTTGTATCAGCTATGCCGCTAGGCTTACCATTATTCTCGTATTCAAGCCACATGAATTTTTGCTTGAGTGCTTTTGGCTGTTGGATAACGAGGATTTTTGTGTTCCTAGCAAACAATAATAATGCCTGGTAAGTGCCATCTTTAGCCTTAGCTTGTTCTATGTCGAACTTACGAGTATTCTTATAGTTCCTATTTAAGTCCACTTCGCTTTGGTAGTTTTAGTTTCTTAGCGTAAAAGTAAAGTGTTCTAGTGCCTATACCGATACCAACTGCTATGTCTGTTATATCGTTAAATCTAGCAGTATCATACCAAGCTTTGGTTATAATACGTTCTTTCATGTTCTCTATGTTAAGGTCTTCACCTTCTACATATTCTACATCGGTGGGTTTTTGCTTCATAGCTTATTTGTTTTGGTTATAATGTTTATCATACCATAATTCAGCATTTATTTGCCAATATTCAGCTTTAATGTTTTTCATATCTTCATTTGAAGCATTATTAATAGAAGCAATTCTATAAGCATCTATTATCTGCTCTTTTTCTTTTTGTTTACAATATTCAAGTTGGTCTAAAAAAGCAAACGTAACTTTAAAATGATTTTCAGTCATCCATTCTTGCAATTCTTGTATTGATGTTTTCATAGTTTAAATTTTATAGTCTTCAAATGTGGTTGTTTCTCCAATAAATCTGATAGGTAAATTTCCTGTTATACTAATATAAATGGTGTATTGTTTTTTATTTTACCTAATACCTTTTGTCCAATATTTTGTTCAGAATATTTACCGTAAAAAGCAGCAGCCTCCTTTATGCTTTTATAATAAACACCGTTTTGGGTATTTAAAACAAGTTTAGCGTGTAAGTTAGAAGCAGATTCCTTTTGTTTATCACTAGGTTTTTGCAATCCTATTTTATATGCGTGAAGCATATTTTCTGATTGGGTAACCCATTCTAAATTTTCAATAGAATTATCAAATTTAATTCCGTTTATATGATTTACCTGTGGTTTATTTTCAGGGTTCGGTATAAACGCCATTGCAACTAATCTGTGCATTTTAAATTTTTTAGGCTTAGAGTTTTTCCATAATTGGACTACTAAATAGCCATCTTTGTCTACTTGCACCTTAATCAGCTTTTTTCGTTTTACGTTAAAAACTGTATTTACATCTGTAATGATGTAATTTTCATAACCTGGAATTTCTTTAGTGTGTATCATAATCTTTAAATGTTGTTGTTTCACCGATGAATTGTACTGGAATATTTACGCATTTACCATGCCTGTTCTTCTCTACCTTAACGATAACAAGGTCGTCAGGATGGTATTCTTTACCACCAATCTCTACAGGCTCTTTCATTTCGTAATAAGATGGTCGCATAAGCATAATAACTATGTCAGCGTCTTGTTCAATACTACCAGATTCTCTAAGATCAGACAACATTGGTAGCTTATCAGCCCTTTCCTCAACCTTTCTAGATAACTGCGATAAAGCAATAATAGGTACTTCCAACTCTTTGGCTAAGGCTTTAAGGCTTCTGCTTATAAAACTTACTTCCTGCTCTCGGTTTTGGTTTGATTTGCCTTGTCCACTCATAAGCTGAAGATAGTCTAGGAATATAACCTTAATACCATACTTCTGCTTTAGAATAGTAGCCTTAGCTCTGAGTTGTGAGATACTGATTCCTCCAGTATCCTCTATGTAGATGGGTGCTGTGATTATCTTGTCATCTGTCTTTAAAAGTAGCT